GTCTGGGAAATGCCGGTGCCGTTGCGGCCGGTGCAACCGCGGTTGGTGACAGCCGGGTGATTTCGGCTTTGGAAGCGCATATTGCCAAGCTGGAAGCCGAACGCTATACCGACAGTATCGGCATTGACGTCTACAAAGAAGCGATTGCGTTGTCAAACAAGAACGACGACAAAATCAACGCCAACTACAAAGAACTGGCGGCAGCCTTTGCCGCTTTGGACAAGCAGGTGGCGGTCGATAAACAGGCGACGGTCGACAACTTCGCATATCTCAACAATCGTATTGACACGACCAGAAACGAAATTCTGTGTTATTGCAACGCGACTTTCGTTCCCGGAAAGCTGGTTATGCCGCTTGACAACCTCTGTCCGTCCGCCATGCCGCGGTACAACGACTGGAAAGCACCGACGGAATCGGCTACGCCGTCAGCATAGCAAAGGGAGGGCGGCATCATGGGAAAAACCGACGCAATCGAGGAATTTAAGCAAAAGCTTCATCAAATAGAAAGCCAAGGCAGCGCTCCGGTGCGGGCGCCGGTATGGCAGCGTTTTGATGAGCTGGTCAACAGGATGTCAAACGATCAGCAGGCGTTTGTCAACGGCGACGAGAAAGCCCTGGCCAAGCGGCAGCAGCTGATGACAACCTTTAATGACTGGCTGTTTGAGCGCTTTAAGGACGAGTTTGTGCAAATTCCCGCGTTTGCCGCTCTTGCCGGAGAGTATGTTGACGTTGTGGCGGAAACGGCACAGGAGTTTGGCCGGCATGCGGCAGGTCTGGAGAAAGAAAACGAGGAACTTCGCCGGCAGCTGGCCGAACTCCGCGCCGAACAGGGAGACAAACTGTTATGATTGAATCCTTGCAGCAAACAGAGCTTGATCTTTTTGAACAAGAGATTTTAACCGATTTGTTCGGCGGCGTTTCCTCCGAACATATGACGGTTGGATCCGGTATCTTCAAAGTCAATATTTCCGGGCAGGTCCAGAAATATATTGACAAATTTGAAAATCTGGTGCGGCCGCTGATGGATGAACAGGGGAAAATCGAAGGTTCAACGATTAAACAATATCTTTCGGGTAATCTGGCGGCGATTGTTCCGGACGGCAAATTCCGGCTGATAGAGGTCTATCGGCAGGCGGCGCCTCTTATCCGTAAAATAGCGGGAGGCATGAAATGAAAACTTTAACCGAACATGAGGATTTTTACAGCAGGCTGAGCGATGCCGGCGAGAAACTGCTGGATAAAATCGAGGCCAAGCTGGACAAGGGCGAGAAAATCTCGTCCGAAACGGTGGCCGATATGGCCAAAGCCGTTGGGCACATGATGAAGTCTGAGGCCAAGACGATTTGGATGATGAAACATCATGAACACGGTGAGGAACTGTAACGACGGGGAGCGGAAACGCTCCCTTTTTTGTTGGAGAAAAAAAGTAATGGATTGGAGTTTGTTTGCCGGTGTTTCGGCGCTGATCGGCGTATTGTGCAACTTTATCAGAATGGGAGAATGGAAAGCAAGGCAGGAAACAAAAGTCGACAATCTGGAAAAACGGATGGATGCGTTTGAACGTTCAATCGGCGAGCTTTTGCGGAAAAACGACGTGCAGACGCAACTGCTGACGGAACTGAAGGTTAAGCTGGATTTGATGTTTGAAGACAAGTCCAAAAAGAAAAGAGGAGAAAAGCTGTGACGGAAGACGATGTTTTAACGCTGGCGCGAACCGTATGGGGCGAGGCCAGAGGCGAGGGGACGGAAGGACAAAAGGCGGTAATTCATACCGTCTTTAATCGTTTTAAATCAGGGCGCTGGTATGCCGGCAAAACGATTGCCGCTACTTGTAAAAAGCCTTGGCAATATTCTTGCTGGAACAAAAACGACCCGAATCGGGGCAAGATGGAAGAACTGACTTATATTGAGCTTAAACCGTATATTGATTTGATCGAAGAGGCGGAATTTGAACCGGATCCGACCGGCGGTGCAACTCATTATTATAATCCGAAGGTTTGTGCTGCGCCGAAATGGGCGGCCGGCATGCGGCCTTGTTACGTTTGCGGACATCATTTGTTTTTTAAGGGGATTGACTGATGGAAAATGAACATAAAAATTGCCGGTACCGGTTTTGGCGGTGGCTGATCGGGTTGGCATTGAAAAATCGTCGGGTTTACTGGCTGCTGTGGGGAATTCTGGCCGTGCTGGCAATATGCGCATGGCGGTTCGGTCTGGCGGGGTTGCTATGGTAAACAAGCTGATACGCTGGGCGGTGACCATGCTTATGGTTGCCGCCCTCTGCTTTGCCTTTTACGAGGCAGGGCAGGAAGTCGGCCGGAGCGAGGCCAGAGTTCAAGTGGTAGAAAAACAGGTTGAGGTGATCCGATATGTGGAAAAGAAGAAGGCTGAGATTCACGCTCGCCCTAATGCCGGCCGCGATGATTTGCTTAAGCTCATGCGCGCCGGTCGGCTATAGTCCGGGTTGTCCAGTTTATCCGGTAGCCGGTGAAAAAGTGGCCGCGGAGTTGGAAAAAGCCAACTATTCGGAATTTCCGAACACCTGGGAATGGATCGGCCGGATCGATAAACTTCGGCAGGAGCTGGAGGTATGCGGCAAATGAAGGTTTGGATATATCGGCCGGATATGGCCAACCGTGTCGATCCGGCATGTTTATATGATCACCGAGGCGGTGATTATTTTGTGAAAGGTTATACAGAAAGTAAAGTTGTAAACTTTTTGCAAACTCGATTCGTGTTTTTATATATTATTAATATAAATCAAATACTTATTTATTTTATTTGGCGCATTCGTAATGCGTGGGTCGAGTGTTCGAATCACTTAGTTGGCACCAGTTTCAAACCCTAGGATTCCCTGGGGTTTTTTCTTTTTTTCGGGGCTTTAAATTGGATGGGGAAAAGTGTCGATTTTTTGTAAAAAATGCGAGTCGTTTTTATCAAAGTTGTAAACTTTTTGTAAAGTCTTATATGTCTGAAAATGTCGATTCGAGTGCTTGCCTTTTTTCGTCATCGATAACATGGGCATAAATTTCCGTAACTTTTACGCTTGAGTGGCCGACAATTTCTTTTGCAAGCAAAATATTCCCGGTTTTTTTTACAATCCAGGTGATTGCAGTATGTCTCAAATCGTGAAAACGAATATAGGGAATTCCCGTTGATTTTCCGTTTTTGTCATAAAATATGGACTGCCAGGCGTGTTTTATATCTTTTATCGGTTTGCCGTTATAATTAAAAACAAACTCGTTTATTTTGGGTTGGTTGGACAGTATGTTTTTTAATTCCGCAATCATCGGAATTGTTAAAGATTTTCCGCCGGCTATATTTTTATTTTTTATCTTTACGGTAATTTGATTGTTTGTGAAGTCAATATTTGCCCACTTAAGATTAAGGATATTGTTACGCCGAAGACCGGTGTAAAGTGCCGTATAGATGATAGGTTTTAAATGTGCGGGGGCTTTTTCTATAATCCTGTCCGCACATTGTTTGTCTTTAAGAAAATTAATTTGAGGGGACGGAATAGGTAATTTAAACTTTTGCGGATTGGCCTTATTAGTTTGAACGTTCCATATATCGGCAGCCAAATTTCTAACGGCAGATAATATCGCTAATTCTCTGTTTATGGTTCCATTTTTAACGTTTTCTCTTCGTGTTTGAATATATTCATTTATCTTGGCGCCGGTTAGTTCATGAAGGTATTGAATATTTAATGTCTCTTTTATATGTTGCAATCGCCGGGCAATATCTATGGGCTTTGTTGCGTATCTTCCTTTCTCGACAAAATAGCGTCCAAAGGCTGCATCTATTGTTATGCTGAGCAGTCCGTTTGCATCTTGCGTTTCTTGCGTGATTTGGTGAATGCGGTTAATGGCATATTGTTCAGCTTTTGCCAGTTGGCGGCAGCCAGTAGTTTCTCTAAGCTGTATTCTTCCTCTTTTGGGGTCGACAAATGAGATGTAGACTTGATAGATCCCGAACTTGTTGAGATACAATCGGTATGCTTGATCGTGTTTTTTAACCATTCATCCAATGCCCAGACGGGGAACATCAAGCGATGGCCGACAGTTTTATAACGTAAGCTGTCGCTTTTTATAGCAACATCTATAGCGTAACGGCTTATGCCCAGATATTCCATTGCTTCTTTTTTGTTAAGAATCTTTTTTAACATATTATTAACCTTTCGGCAATATGAAAAATATTATATTATTTACCGATTAAATCGAATTCGTCCCCGATTTGGCGGATGATTTTTGCCAGATGTAAAGTAAGTCCGACAATGAACTCCGGGGATCTGTCTTTCAAAACCGTTTCCTGTTCGTCGCGAGTGAGGTCTGTAAAGCACAGGTCTTCGTATTTCTCCCCGCGGCGGACGCGGAAGTAGCAGCCGTCAAGATTTCTTTTTATCATTATTTTCTCCTTATCTTTATGCCGAACTCGTGGTCGTTGACCATAAATTCGGTGGTAAATACTTTTTCCGGAAATTCGCTTAGCCGGGCGCAGATGATAGCCAGCAAGTCGGCAACGGAAAAATCGTGCTCATCAAAAAAAATGCCAAGAGCGTCAAAATCTTCAGGCTTTGCAAGTTCATCCCATATTTTGTTTTTCTCTTCCATTTCCGCCAGTTTCAGCCGCCGCTTTTTCGTTATTTCGCGCCCCATAGGCTCTTCGTAGAGTTCCCAATCATCCGCTGTTATTTCGTTAGGCTCAATAAAATAAACATCGCCATATTCATCTTTTGCGTAAACTCCAGATAGTTTAATATACTTTCCGTCTCTCCAATCCTTTCTTCTAATCTTAGCCCCTTTTTTGAACTCGGGCAGAAGTTCTTCTAAATATGACATTAGTCTTCCTCCTCCTCTTTTACTTTTCGCCAAAACAGTGCTTCCTGTTCAGTTCCTGAACAATCCCCGCTTTCGTTCAACGTCCATAAATCCCACTCTTCAAACTCGCTGATTGTGGTTGAATTGTAAAACCTATTTTGTAGACTATCGGAAAATTTTCTGTGCATTTCAGAGGCTTTGTTTTGGTAGTATTGAGCTTTACTTAATAATTTTTGCTCGTGCCGTGTTAATCCATATTTTTTACGCATTTCTCAATCTCCTTTAATGCTTGCTGGGCAGTTTTATAGCCGGCGGTTTGCAAATAAGCGCTAACTTTTATGCGGCCGTTATAGAAACAATCATCCCAACAATTAGAATTTGCATAATATCTCAAAGCCTTAACAGCAATCGAAAGCTTTTTCTCAAGTTCAATCTCTCGGTCGGTTTTAGTCATCTAATGCGCTCCCCAAGTTCAATATCAAAAACAAGGCCGTCAATATGCAAGTCGGTGTTTTTACCGTCTACAAGGCGAATATTGTCGATTTTAAAAGTCATACGTTCAGGGTTTTTCCGATATGCTTTTTGAAACTGGACAAAGTACCCTTGTGAAAACTCAAATTTCTGCAATCTGTTTTCCCAATAAGGGGTGAAATTTCTGTATTCGTGAGTTTTCCGCCCGGATTTAATTTCTTCAAACTAATGGTCGGTCAAGACAAGTTTAAGCGGTTTCATTTTTCTTTCCTTTCGATTTTCTGGCTTTCATCAAATCGTTATATTGTTCGTGAGATAACAGCCGTTGTTTTCCGTCGTCGGTTTCGACAATAACGCCGTTTCTTTTGTCAGTTTTCCAAAATCCAACAAGACGGAAATGGGGAGACAATTCTTTTGCTATAGCGACGCAGACTTTTTGCGGTACCCCCCACATCTGTGCTTCCTCTTCTGTCGGATAGACAATGAAAGCGTTTCGGGTGAGTGGTAATAGGGGGCAAACAACGTAGCCGGTGATTATGTTTGTCATTTTTCTTGTCCTTCCAAAATTTTGATTTCCTCACCTGTGAGCGGGCGGCTGCTCTCAAACAGGCAATCGTTGCAAATGTCTTCTTCATCAAAGTTCAAAACGCAACCGCAGATGGTGCAATATCGTTCGCCGAAGTCTATCTCGTCGTCCGGCTCACAATGTTCAGCCCGGATCTCGGCAGAATAGGGCGGCTCGTATTTATTCATTATTGCCCCTCATTATTGTTAAACTTTCTCTTTTAATTTCTGCTTTGTGTATGTCGCAAGCATTTCTCACGCAATCATAGCCGATATACATGCCGCACAAACAAAATGTCCCCATCACAAAGCATATCGGCATTAAGAATCTTGCAGTAGGATCATACAAGAAAGCTTTTTTATCCCACGAACCTTCCTTCCAGATAGAAATAGCTATTCCGAAAAAAATAATTGCGTAAAACATAGAATGGATTAATACATACATCAGTCCTCACTTTCGTTATCCAGAGGTTTAATCTCTGCATTATCTGCTAAATCGTGAAGTGTTCCACAATTTGCACAGGTGATATATATTGTTGCAGGTGTTAAGTTGTCCCCTTTGTTGTATTTTGCGGAAAATTCATCTGGGTCAGAGTTTCCGCAGTTACCACAAATTAAATGCAGCCTAGCGTAAACCATTTACTCCTCACTTTCGCCTATAGCGGCGTTGATACGGGTTAAGAGGTTGGCAGCGGTAGGAGTGAATCCTACATGCTTATCTTTATTAATCTTGTAAGAAAGATAAGGTTTGCACTCTCTCAACAGATCGCGCAAATTGTTGTTTTCTTTTTCGAGTTTATTGTATTCTATACTGTCGTTTGTATGCTGCTTCTCTTTTTGTTCGTAAATCGAAATACATTTTTCATGGTAAGAAAGATGGGCCTGCATAGCCTTGTATTCGTCATAGGTGGGGATGGGAGCGAGGACTTCACTAATCATATTATCCGAGTATCCATAAAAAGCTTGCGCTGTTTCGTAATATTCTTTTGATTCCTCAATGTTTGTTCTATACCAAGTCTCAAGTTCGGATATGGGCGTTTTTCCATTTTCAAGAAGGATATAATACAATCCGTCCTCCAGCTTTCCCGCTTTCCACTCCTTCGTCAGTTCTTCGGGGGTTTTTGTCATTTGTTTGCTCCTGTTATTTGATTGAATACATAAAGGCCCAGTTCCGGGTTGACGCAATTGCGCAAAATTTGTCTTTTATCTAATCCCTTCAGCGAATATCCGGTAAGGTCGAACCCATATTTTTTCATCAATTTTGAAGCTGATAATTTTTTTAGCTGATCCCGTTCAAACTTTGGGGCAAGCATGAATTTGTTGCTCCAAAAATTGTGACGTTGGATTGAAAATGCCGGTTGGAGAAAAGGTCTGTAATACGGAAAGACATTCTCAATAACCCAATCGCAACATGAAAATTTTGATAAGAAGATAATTTCCTGCCAAAGTTTCATGTCCGGATAAGCCGCCGGAATCTGCTTGTTCAAAACACCGCAAGCTCTGATTCTGCTATGTGTTTGACAGGGCGGCGAACTCCAGATGAAGTCAAACTCCCGGTAATGATCCAGTAGATACTGATGCGCGTCTCCGACGACCACGTGGTCGTTTGGGAAAAAGTCCTGATAAATTGTAGCTATCTCCAGACGTAGCTCTACGGCGGTTATTTCATGATCGTTTCCCCACAATTTGCGATTTCCGCCTATGCCGGCATATAAATTGAGTATTTTCATTGTCTTCCTTTATCGTCGGGGCGGGTAACCGCCCCGGGGTAATGTTGTATTACTTTTCTTTTTTCTGTTGTTCTTCTTTATATTTTTCTTCGATGATCAGATCATCCAAGTTAGATAATACTGATGTTAGTTGTGCAAGGTCGGTTATGTGGATAAAATGAGTTTGGAAATAACCCCATGAATAAGAGAAATATTCTATTTTTTCATTATTTTTGTGTATTCCGTTTGGTACAGGAAGTTCATAAATCACTAAATAGCCTTTATTCAGACAACGGCAAACAACTTCGTTCCAAAATTCTTCTTCCCGTTCATCATCATTGTCAAATTCTTCATTGTTATTGTATTTTTCTAGAACTCCGTCTTTTAGTGTCCAGTCACTTATTATGTTTTGGTTAACAAAACTGTCGATAATATCATCTTTAAGGTCGTTAAAACTTCCTTCTATTTTTGGAAGATCGCAGCAAGGAATAATATTGCAGCGTCCCATGTATTCTTGTTTTAAGTTTTTCAATTTTATGTCCATTTATTTTTTTCCTTTCAAATTTTGTGGAGGGGCAAGGATCTGCACCTTGCATAATTTCAGAGTGTTGTACCTCAAGATAATTGAGCTAATGCCTTACTTTCATTTTAAGCTTTTACGATACTCGCGGGCGGCGATTTTGCGGCACTCGCGGCAATTGTGCGTCAACCCGTCTTTGGCTTTCCGGTCGCGGTTGAAGGCCGAGAACGGCAGCATTTCGCCGCAGGTTGAACAGAGTTTTTTATTTGCCGTTTTTTGAGGCTTTTCCATTATTCTTCTCCTGATCCGGGAATTTTCGGCAGCCGGCACCAGTAGCGGGGCCGATGTTTTTCGTTTAGAAAAAAAGAACTTTTCTCCGTCCCAGTTCATAATATCCGGGATATATCGCGGACAGCCTTCACGGCCGTTGTAGTTGGCGTTGGGATAGAGCACCGCAAAATCGGTATAACGATCGGTTTTAAGCGGCTTAAAATCAGGGTAGGGCAGCCAGTTCATAACAGACTCCCCAGAAAAACCACAGCCAGGACGATACCGAGAACGGCTGCCGCGGTAATATCCGCCGCCGAAAGTGACGGTTCCGGTTTTTGGTACGTTGCGTCGAAATGGTTTAGAATTTCATTGCTAATATATTTTTTCATGATTCTACCTCCTGAAAACAGGATATCAAAAATTTTTATATCTAGTCAAGAGAAAATATCAAAAAAATCTATAAATTTATTTTTCAAGGAGAAAAAATATAAAAAATTTTTTTATAGCGCAAAAAAAATACTGCTTTTTCGCAGTATTTTTTTTAACAAACTATTTGTTTTCTCGCCGCTTATCCAATTCATCGGCAATTATGCGACGAAGGCAGAGATCTATTTGTGCGATAGTCTCTTCGTCAAAGATTTCAAAAATGGTTTGTTTAACTATTTCTACTAAAATTTTTTTATCAGCATCAGTCATATTGCTTCCTTTCCTGATTTTAGTTAATTAGGATTTTATGGAAGCAATGATATAGTGAAGAACGTTCGGTTATTCGTTATTGCCAGTTTTTTTACGAAAAAGAGCAAGCAATTGCTTTTCCTCTTCTGTCAACGGTTGCGGTTGCCACTCAAGCGGCAGCAGTTCATAAGGTTCACAGTCAAGTGCTTTGGATATTTCGGCCATCTGTTTTATATTGAGAGCGGTTTGTCCCCGTTCAATAGCCGCAATCGTAGGCTGGACATAGCCTAAGCGGTTTGCCAGTTCTTTCTGTGACAGGCCTTTCTCCAGGCGCATTTCTCTTACTCTGTTTTTCATATCTTTATTTTATTAAAAAAATTAATAAAAAGCAAATAAAAATAATATAAATAATTTTTATTTTTTTACTTGATTTTGTATCAAAATTTTTTATATTAAGAAAAGGAGGTAAAAATAAATGAAACTATGCGAATATTTGAAGGAAAAGAAAATGTCGCAAGCCGATTTTGCAAAAAAGATAGGCGTTACGCAAGGCATTATAAGCTATTACATCAATGGTCGGGGAATGCCGACCAGAAAAAACATGCGAAAAATTATCAATATTACCGGAGGAATGGTAACTGCCGATGACTTTTGTTTTGAAGATGGCGGCGATGGCGATGATTAACGGCATGACAGCGGCAGTGCCGCCGTCATTTTTGTTTTTATAATTTTTTCAAGGGTTAAAGAAAATGAGCAGGAAGAAAAATAAAAAATCGGAATTAAAGCAGCAATTAAAGGAGCTTTGGGAACAATTGGAAAGAGAAAAAACGCTTGTTGTTTTATTAAAGAACAGTTGTGAGATGGCAACCGACGGCTGGTGCCAGGCTTTGAAATATTGGCGGCGGGCGTTGTACTCCGGTATTCGTCGGGCAAACCGGTGGATGTGGTTTTCTTTTTTAAGCAACATGTTTTGGATGATCCTTGTTGCAATGATTTTGTTTGAAAATGGTGGTGAGTGATGCTGGGTGCGGTTGCCATAGGCCTGAATATAAATATTTTTTTGTTAAAGAAAGGGGAAGTTGATGAATAAAATCAAAGTCGATAACCGTATATTGAAATGTCTTTTTTGTATAACAGGGGATAAAGACAGAGAACTCAATACCGTTTTTATTGAATGTAAAAAAGGATATGGGCCTGTGTTTTGGGCTTCAAATGGGGTCATTTTAATTGAGGTAGTGGAAACTGAACCTGAATTCTACGAAGGAGATGATTGCATTATTCATATTCCTGATGATTTGAAGGGGATTATTAAATGGAAAAAAAAATGACAACGAAGCTTTATATAGTTCGGTTATTGAATTGACCGCGGATAATCGGATCATAATGGAATTGTTTAATGATACACCGTTACGTTTGGATTTTCAAAATACGGATAAGGTGGTTGACTATCAAAAGGTTTTGGTTTGTGCGCAACAAAAAACTGATCGGTTAAGTTTTAATTTAGCATTAACTTCAAAGGTGGCTTCGGCGTTGGCAAAATTGGGTGTAAGGGCAGCACCGACGTTTGGACTTCAGGGTGCTGATGGTGCGTTGCTTGGTTTTATACAGAGTCAGGATTTCCATGTCAGAGTTGCAATAATGCCTTGCCGTGAGGATTCGGAAGTTATCATAGAAAAAAAATAATAATATTTCCCCTATTTCCTAGCAGGCGGCCGGCCGTCTGTCGTGATGCCTGATCCGAACGATGGCGCAAACTCGAGGGGAAACGGTTTTTAGAGGCCGCATATTGAGAGTGAAAATCAGGCAAGCCGGACAATTTTTTAAGGGAGAAATTATGAAAATTTTAGAGCAATACGAAAACAGGATTATCAATGCCGATTGTCTGGATGTTTTAAGAAAATTGCCGGACAAATGCGTTGATCTGGTTTTAACTGATCCGCCGTATGGGATGACAAATTGCAAATGGGATATTTCCATGCCTTTTGAAGCGATGTGGAAGCATTTTAATCATGTGAGGAAGGATAGTTGCCCTGTTGTAATTTTTGGCAAAGAACCTTTTTCCAGTAGATTAAGATTATCGAATGTTGCCGAGTATAAGTACGATTGGAAATATCATAAGGCTCTTCCTACAGGCCACTTAAATGTCAGAAAACAACCCTTGAAAAGTTATGAAGATGTATGTGTTTTTTATAAAAAGCAGCCAATATATAATCCTCAAATAACCCATAATAACAAACGCAGAGTGGCAAGAACAATATATTTAAAAGAGAATGTTGGTGATTTTGTTTATGGCAAAGAGAAGAGAAACACGTTCTACGATTCAACGGTCAGATATCCAACAGACATTTTAGACTTTATCAACCGGGAGAAAGGGCAATTCCATCCGACCCAAAAGCCGTTGGCTTTAATGGAATATTTTATACTTACCTACACAAACCCCGGTGATTTGATTGTGGATCCGTTCTCTGGTAGCGGTACCACCGCCGTTGCGGCGCATAAGTTAGGACGGCGTTTTATATGTATAGAGAAAGATCCGGATTATTGGGCTGCCAGTATTAAGCGTTTGGAAGAAGCCCGGAAACAAATTTCAATGTTTGAATATATGGTCGAATCGTAGTCTTTAAAAAAGGCATAAAACAATGGCGGAATTGATCAGAGATGCGTTCATGGTACCGAGAGTTGTGCGGGAGGCTCTGCAAGGAGAGTTTCCGGCGGAGATTATTCTTGAGGTTGTTTGGGCAATCGATGATTATGCCAGATACTGGGAAATCCATCAAACCGGTGAAGGGTTTGACATTTCTGATTTGTCGCCGGTGGCAAAAGTGGCGTTCAAAATGGTTTACAAAACCATCACGGAATATAATTCACTGGGCATGGCAGAAATTCCCTCAGACCCCACATCAAATGTGGAGATTCCGTAAAATGGACGGATATGTCAGGACAGAACATTGTATCCCTTTAATGGACATTATGGATATGTTGGAGGATATCCCGCTGTCCGTTATGGCTGAGGTAATGACGGCGGTGCGGGATTATTGCCGGTATTGGGACGAGTGGGAGACAGACGAGGGGTTTGAACTGCCCGAGATGTCTGTTGCTGCGCGGGTGGCCTGGAATGGTGTTAAAAAGCGGTTAAAGGCCAGTAATGAGAAATATTTTTATTTTGTGGAACGCCAGCGCGAGAAAAGCGAAAAGGCGGTAGCCGTTCGGCGGAGCCGGCAGGAGAAGCGGGAACGCGACCGGCGGTACTATAGCGAAAACAAAGAGGAGATTAACCAGCGCCGCCGACAGAAATATGCCGCCGCGGCTGTGGACAAGTTTGAAGAAACATCTGAAAAAGAGGCTGACGAAGAACAGAATTTGTCTTTCGTCAGTCCAAAAGCTTTGACTGACGAA